AACATATCTCAAGTCCGCACTGGGACTGTCGGCATGGAGCAAGTTTTTGGCCGAGATAACGACCTGCCCGTTATCGTTCGTGTTCAATTCACGACCGAACAAAATCGGCACCCTGGCAACATGCAGGATATTGTTTTGATCTGACGACGAAATCCAGTGTTGCTGATTCAACTCGGCAAGACCTTGAAGCGGCGGCACAGCAGCCATCCACGATTTCTTTCGGCCTGCGAAATAGGTGATCATGGGGATTTTGTTCAACCCGGTTGTCCCATTATCGTAAACCACCCAACCGGATTTCTGATCACTGCCTTTGCGATATACAGTCCAGATTCCAGCCTCCAAGACTCTGATTTGCTCAATCGTCTGCTCGCCAAACTCGCCAGATGGCTCCCTAACGGTTTCTTTGATGCGAACTTGTGTCAGAGTTGGGACACCGCCCGATATTTCAACTCTACCACCGATCAGGTTTTTAGCAGGGATATGCACCCAATACGGACGCCGACCTGCTTTCTTGTCTTCGGCTGCAGTCGTTCGTCTACCATCCGGCAATGACGGCAAATCGACCAGGATATGCCCGATTCCGTCAATCAGCGATTGCGCCAAAAACTCCCGACTAAATCGCGTCAGGTTGCGGCTTTCCATGTCGATATTAAACGCTAAATCATGGATGTCTTGTGGCGTATCTCCCGACAGCACAACCGGCTTATCAAACACCTCTCCTGCCATGATGTCCCGCGTTCGTTCCAGTCCGCCGAAAAGAAAAGACCGGTTGATTCTTGATACATAATCAACATATTGCTCGCCTTCTTCACGCGGCAGAAACTTTTCACCAGCTTCCCGCATCCCGTCCGTACCCTTTAAAAGGGTATGTGAAAGCTCAAGTTTATCCATCATATCAATATATTCTCCAGATGGGATAGCCGGATTGTTTTCTTTTTGCATTATAGCCTCAATGTTTGCGTTCTGGCGGTTACTTTTCCAGCAATCGGGAATTCAACGTTGGTATAGTAGCGCATTGCCGTTGTAATATGCTGGAATTCGGAATCTTCCTCTTGGAAAGTAGAGCCTTCTTTTAATTGTACCGTCGCCAAACCACGATCTGTGTATTTACATCTTTGAGGGTTAACAAACAAAGATCGCTTTCCAGTAGCGTCGCATATCTTAGCTCTCAAACTATTTTGGCCGTCTTTAATCGCACCATTAGATCTTGGGACCCGCATTCGCACACGGAACCCCTCTTTTTTTAAAATACGTTCAATCTGCATATAATCCGAAGCATGGCCGTGTTTTTCGCCAACATGCCCTGATGCATCACCATATATATAAACTGGAATGTTTTTATAATCCTTATACCGTTCACAAAATTCATAAGCGGTCTGTTTGGCCACAGCACTTTTTAATATGATTTCATCCACAGCAAAAACATCACCGTTATCATCTTGTTGCAGAATTGCAGAGCTTAACGGCGTGAAGTTGAAATCATGAGTCCAGATAATATGCCCCATCTCAGGCGAAAAAACTCTATTGGTGTGATTCTGCTCAGAATAATCGCTATAAACTTTTAACGTCGGCTCAGAATTCCCATATTTATTGAGGATAAAAACATCGACCCATTCTTTCGGTTTACCTGGAAGCTGCTTAAAATAGTAATCATATCCGATAGGATGATTTTCAATATTCTCAGCATCAGGATTAGGGATATAGTCTTTATCTTGAAACAACAAAGCAGGTGGCTGGTTGAAAAATTCGTAATCATCCGGGATCTGCTCTTCCGCCAACTTATACCACCAATTATCCACATCGGGACTGTTGGTATCCATGATCACACCTGACCAATTAAAACCGCCCTGTCGTTTCGCCGGATATCGATTAACACGACCGGTTGCCATGTTCAAAATAGAAACCGGCACCTCTGACGCCTCATTGATCCAGACACCTGTTAACTCTAAAGATTTCAACTTCTTGACATCTTTAGGCTTATCAAGTGCCAAAAATATCAAATCGCACTCAACGACAGTTCCATCTCCGACCGGGAAACTGAAAAAGCCAGTGATAGGATGACCATAAACAATTCTTGTCAAGCCACCGAACCAATCCAGCCATGTTTGAATCGTCGTTGACCTCAATTCACCGTAGGTTTGAGAGCACCATAGAGCCTTTCCATTGCGACGAACATAAATTTTATGTGTAGGAACTTCAATGCAATACACCATATCGTCGTAATGTTTTTTATACCATCCAAAATCTTTTTTGCATTGACTCTTTGAAACCTTGAGTAATGGTCTATGTTTTTTAGGTGTTACAATCGTAATGCAATAATGGTCATAATTACAATTAAAGCCACCGGTCTTATTACCAGCGATACCTTTTAATGCAATATTCGCAACCAATCCCGCCCTCAACGCAATTTCCTGAAAATCATCCGCTAACTGCTTGCTTGATGTACACAAAAACCTTGTATTACCTTTTGAGTATCCGTTACCCAAATGAAAACCATCGATGAAAGCCTGTAAATGATGTTTTGGAGCATTCTTCAACCATTGCGGAGCAAATTTATTGTAAGACTTTCCAAGTTTAGATAACATTTCAATTATGGGTTTTGTATCATCTGTAACAGACAACCTATATGTCAAACAGTCACCATCTGGCCTCGCAGCCACAGTATATGGCAGATTTGCACTTACAAATAACTCCTCAGGATTTGTTCTTGATGGGTTTTGCGTTATAACGCATTGATGCCTTGTATAACCATCTTTGCATTCATATTTTCCGCAAGATCCCGCAGCATACCAAAAACCCAGCCACTTAAAAAAATCAACGGAATACCCAGGATCTACACCTACCCAATCTGCATCTCTTTTTACCCTATAGCCAGTTTTATTATAAATATCTTGAGCTTTATAGAACGCATATTCTCCCCAGACCTTTTTGCGTGTTTTAACTTTTGATGCCAACATTCTATGGTCTGGAGTCACGAGAAAATCGACGCCCTCATTTTTAAAGCCAATCATCTCGCCTTCATATCTTTCTTTAAAATAATAAGTCGGCTCTACAAATTCTGTGCTACCGTTATCATTTAACTGCGCTACCTTCTCGCCGGGCGCTAAATCTTTAAAGAGCTTCCATCCGTTTTCGGTCAACAGTTCTGTTTTTTTGTCATAACAGTTCCTCACAACGGCCCATTTCGACCGTCGAACACCATTAAATGATCGTTGCTTTAATGCTCTATGAAAAACTTCAAAGCAACAGCCTACAGATTTCCCCGACCCAATCGGCCCCCGAACACCACGAACAAAAGCATCGGAGTGATGGAACCTTGATATCGTCTTAACAGCATTATATTCAATAACCGGCATTACTTACCATCTCCGAAATCGATGTTCAGCGTAAACCGGTCTTCCTTTGACACAATATTCTGCTTATCAGACTGCCCTAAATATTGTTTCCCAAGCCAAATCAGCATTGAAACATTGCCATTCGACGCAACTTGAAACTGCGATCTTCTCAATGATATCTTGCCCTTACAAGCCTTTTCGCGGTAATAATCCGCAAATTTCATGCCTTTTTCTTCAACACATCGACGTTCTATCGTATCTTCAGAACAATCAAACCATGATGCAATTTCGCGGAGAGTACACTGCAAATAACACAGCTTGTCAAACTCTTCCCAATCAACTTTTATTTTTTTCGGGCCACGTTTTGCCACGGGTTACATCTCCGTTATTTTCCGCTTAATTAAATCGCCATTCACGTATTGCTCAAAAACAGGTACGCCGATCTTACGCATCAAATATTCTTTATCCTTCATGGATGGACAAACAACCGTAAAATAAAAGCTGCCGGTTTGTTCATCTTTCAGCTTTTCAGTACTTTTATCTCTGTGATCTTTGATTTCCTTGATCTTTTCCTTTGTGGCTTTAACTTCTTTCGTATCTTCAAATATCTCCGAGAAACGGCTATCACCATCAAAGAGAAAATCAATATCGGTTTCCGTAAACCCCGCTGACTTTAAATCAAAATCGAAATCAAGCGACATTTTCCCTAAAGCTTCGATATCCCATTCACCTTGAGTGGATGGATTATTCATAAAAACGTTCATTTCCATTTCTGTCTTTTCATCTATTTATAAAAGAACGTTTTCGCTTACAAAAAAGCCACCGTCTACACGCTTAGATGTGGCTTTTTTTGCATTTCGGATGCCGCCTTGATTACAGTTGACCGACAACGAAATATCGCCCGTAAAGCCGCTTTCAAGCTGATTCAACAATTCTTGTTGGAATCGACTCATAATCGTTTCAACTTTTGATCGTTTTCTCATTCAAAATCCCAAGGCTCCCCCGACCGAGCGAACAAGACTTTTTTCAATATTTTCTAACACTTACAAAAACACAACGTTTAGTGTGTTTGGCGTGTTTCAACACGGGTGATTCGTTCGCCATGTTCATCAAGCCGCCGATCATGATCGTTGAGCCGTGTTTCTGTCGTAGTTTTATCAGCGAAACAGCGAGGTAGATTCGATATGCACTCAAACTGAGTCGCCTCTACCTTACCCAAACGCGCTTTAACGCTGTCATATATTGTTTTGCCGAGCCATCCGAGCAGTGCACATATGCCGCCGCCTGCAACAGTGATGATTGACGCGACAATCGCGGGATTTTCCATGTCGATCATTTTTTTATCTTTTCTGCTATTTTTTCACCAGATCGCCCCAGGACGTACCCTCCCACGCCGAGCTTGAGCAGTTGCCACATATCCGGCGGGATATCCGCAGCCGGAATCGAAAATATCGGTACGATGATATAATTGTGCACAATGATATATGTAAACGAGAGCATCAAGATCGGACGCCAGGATCTCTGTAGCCAGTTACCCGACAACTCAGATATCAACGGCTGTAATTTCGTTTCGAGTTCTTGCAATCCGCCTTGCTGCTCGAGCTGTAATAGTGCCAACTTTGCTTTCTCGCGCTCGTCTTTGTCCTGATACAGCTTATCAAGCAGCGTTGAGCCAAAATTTAAAATTGAACCGACCGGGATCATCTTCTCGACCTTTATATTGATGCCTGTTTATATTAAATATCGCACAAATCTATAAAAATTTCAGTAGTTTATTATCGCATTTCAGAAATATGGACTTTTTTAAAAATATGTGTTTTTATTCTTGACAGGTACGCTTGAAGCGTATAAGGTGGATTTAAACAGTGAGAGAAAACAATAAAAAAAACAAAGGGAGCATTA